TCCATACTATTTTTCCGAATGTTGATTGAGAACTTGCGTTTTGACCGTAAGCCGGATATTCAGATTTGATTTGATTTTCTCCGTCGCCTTTCCCATATACAAGGATTTTATTTCCTTTTGGAAGTGACCTGTCAACTTGAAGATTTGAAAAATCTATCCCGTCATTCAAAGTTTCAACTGATGTCGAGGAACCCTTATGGTTTAGAATATTCACATCGAAGGGCGATGTTGTATAATCAATTTCCATGTCTTGATTTGTTTTACTCTGGAGATTTCGCAAAGCATTCAAATAAGAAGAAGTCTCAGCCGCCTTAAAATCAATATTAACTCCATCATCGACGGTTCCCAAACTCAACAGATTAAATTCTCCTATAATTTCCTGATAAATTGTTTTTGATGCTATATTTTTCCACGGGCTTCCTGAGTATTCGCCGTGGTCTTTTGTCATTTCAAATTCAGCACCATTGCATCTGGCACTTACTCCTCCGCCATCGAGATAAGAAATTCCGATAACTTCTCCTGCGAATTCTATTTGACCATTTCTTTTTATCTCAATAGTTGAGCCTTCTTCGATAAGCGATCGTTTGGATTCGGATGTTCCCGAGATATTGACTTTCGATTCGTTCATTCCGTTCAATTTATCGCTATAATTAAAATCAAGGTCTGGGATGATTGTCCCTTTTTCTCCTGAGATGTTGGTAAAATTAATAATAAAAGAACTCATGCTGACCAGCCGTCTCTAAATTTAATTACAGGAGTTGTTAAATTTGCGATGGTGATTGTAGTCATATTTGCGGCCGCATCAAGCTGCAATAGTCCGAATCCATCTGTTGTCTGGATAGTTTTGATTTGTACGCTATTGACCTCAGAGTAATTGTATTCTGAAACATAAACCCCGTCGCCTGAATCAACCATCTTAACGAGTTTTAATGAGAATGTTTGTCCTGTTGTCAGAGACGACGCTGGAACTTTTATTGCGTTGCCCACTCCGTCCGAGATTGTGATATCAACTGCTCCGTCTGTTATGGTCCCGGTGATTTCTTCGATGTAAGTCCTCACATTTCCTTCATTTGTTCCGGATGTTCTTTGGGTGTCTCCGAATAGCATTGCGATGATTGGCTTGAATGTTGCGACATAATCAATAAAATTTGTTCTTCCGCCTGTATGTGTTTTTTTACAATCCAATCCAAAGCCGAGACTAAACTTATCACTATCCCAATATAATTTTTTAATTGTGTCGTCTTCATATAAAAAATGTTTTGATAGTTTTTGATAATCCGAATTTTTATCTGTTCCGTGAAAGAACCCATTAATTATCAAGCTTTTTGGATTCAATCCTCGTCCACCTATGTGGATATGATATTTTTGATAGTCAATTTCTGTTGTCGTTGAATTAGAATTTCCTGCATCATCGAACGACTTCGGATTGTTTGGGAAAGTGAATAAATCAGGTGTGCCTTCGTAGTTTTCTATTTTCATAACCATTAAACATAATACTCCGTGTTTTGTTCTTGGGCTTTTCTGTTTATCTGGTATTCTCTAATTCCTGAAAAGATAAGCCCACCTATTGCTCCGACGATTGCTCCGACTCCTGCTCCGACCGGTCCACCAAGCGCGCCAATTACTGCTCCTGCTCCTGCTCCTGCTCCGGCTCCACCAAGCGCGCTAACACCGACTCTTTTTGCTCCCTCAATAAATCCTGGTCTATCCGAAGTGAATCCGAGAAAGTCTGTTATAGTTAGTGCAATTGAGGCACCGGCAGCCCCAGCCAATAATCCTAAAACCGCCAATGCTGCCGGACTTAATTCTGCAACAAGTGTTGCTCCGAGCCCTGTTATGGCTGTACCGATTCCAGTAATGCTCGCAATCTTAACTCCTGCGGCCGCGATTCCGATTCCAGTAATTCCTAACGCTATTTTTTCAAATCCTTCTGGGTCTGCTCCAATCATCTCATTAAGTTTTGACATTGCAGTTGCTGCGAGTTCAAATGCCGGCTTAAGTGCGACTCCAAGATTTCTGGAAAGTTCGCCTGTCTCGACTTTTATTCTTGCCATAGCCCCTGCAACCGCTGGCGCACCAGATGCCAAGCCCATCATAACGCCTGTACCGATTGACCCAACAAATGCAAGAGCACCGCCAAGTTTGGAAGTCGTGTCTTTCATTCTTTTAATATCAGAAGTTGTCGAAACTGTCGAGGCCTGGACTTTCTCCATGTCCTGTTTAATCTTCTCAGTACCTCTGTCAATTTCCCGGGTGTTAATCTTTGCGCCGATTTCTAATGTTCCAACTTCCATTATTGTAGTGCCTTCCTTTTCATTTCTTCGATGTCTTGCATCCTTTTATTTTTTCTCATCATTGCTTCCTGCATAGCTATATTGTTGACAATATCGCCTATTTTTTCTTTTCTGAAATCCTTGGATGTGATTCCATTCTGAAAATAAATAAATTGGTACCATTTCATTAAAAGTGCTGGGTCTTCTGTCTGCATTCCGCCTTGGTCTGAAAACTCAATCAATGAAATTACTTTTTTTTTACTTCGTTGTCACCGTTATCGATTTTATTAATTTCGGTGATTATTTCTCCAACCATTTCCGGCGACAATTTATTTAAGAATGTCCATCTTTCGTTTTGTGATAATTTGTCCCATTCTTTGTCAATGCCGATGATTTGCTTTATTAATTCTTTTGGATATGGGATTTTTTTAATATTCAACATCTTGCATCTGTTTAATTTTCCTCGGTTTCGTCTCCGCCGGTTGTTGGCTTATAAGAGAACTCTCTGCCGTTGGAAGTTTTAAAACTCCTTAAATCTTCATTCACGAAATCTTTCATGAAATCTTCAATAGGGTTAATAATCTGATTCTCCATCTTTTGCTGTGATAGCCAAGCTCATTGGTCGACCGACTACGTCGGCTGTGTTGACTCCTTCTGGAGTTGTTGGTCCAATCGCGCCATCTAAATATAAATTAGTGAATGTGAATACTATATCATCGTTTGCTCCTCTTATGAATTCGAGAGTATGCACTCCTGACACAACCTCTCCGTCGAAATCAGAATAAAACGTGTTGTCCTTTTGGTTAACATTCATTGAAAAATCATAAATCTTTTTTGTTGGGATTGGCTCTCCAATGTCTCTATCAAGAGTTGAGTTTGCATATCTCGAGTTCTCCTCGACGATTCCATTGCTTACGTTGATTTCCCCGGAGTTTACTTCCACATATTCTCCGCCAGCGTATGTAAACTTACTCATATAATATTTAAATCCTTCTCCGGATGGATAGGCAAGCGATGTGACGGTTGTTCCGAGTGATTTTGATTTTGCGACACAGACTGCTTCCACAACCAAAAAGGCATCTTTTGCGCCTGTTCCCTTACTCCAGGATAATTTAAAAGATTTAATCGAGCAACCTGAAAGTGTTATGACCTGATTTGTTTTTTGTCTTCTTGCCCATTCAAGAGTGAATGTTTTGACGGTGTTTGCGATCGTAAAGTCATGTTGGAAATAAGTTGTTTGGTCTGTGTTCGTGACGGTTGGATGTGTGCAATATTTTAAAAATTTCCAATTGTACGGAGTGAATTTTAATGTGAAGTTGTTTGATTCCGGGCCTTTCTCTAATGCGATTAATTCTGCCGTGTCGGAACCATTGTTTTCGATTTCTTGGAAGTTCTGTGAGAATGCCGGGTTTAGTTCTACGTTGTATCCGACGATTTCTCCATCGTCTACGAGAGTGTTCAATCCTAAATCTGCATATCCTGTTTCCTCTACCCATGCGATTTGTTCTCTTTGACCTATTCCGAATTCATCTGTCATATTGTTAATTGTCCCTCATTTAAACTATTGAATTCAATTATAAATAGTTTGTGGTGCGCCTGGTATTCATCATCGAACGGCATATCTCTGTCTGATGTTGGAATTCTTAAAGAATATCCATAAGCGAATAATTTATCTTCGTTGTCTGAAAGTTCTTTTTTTGCTTTGCTTGTCAAGTATTCTGCGAGTTTGTCGCCTTCCCATTTGAATCCGTTATCGTCAGTATAAATGAATTTTGTCTTAATCCAGAAGTCTATTTGCAGGGCGATTGTTGATTCCATTGGTGCTTGATATTGTCCGAATCTCGTTTCTACGCCTGCACTTTTCAGAACATTAATCCTTGGGAAACTTGTTTCAGATAATTTGACATTTGGTTTGTCCGGGAATATCCAGCCTGTCCCTTGCTTATAATTAACGATAACTTCGCCACTCGTTGCTTCCGGGAAGATAACTTTAAAATTTTGCCAGTCATAAAAATAATCTTTCCACTTGACTTGACTGACTCCGCCAACGGTTAGGTTAGTTACGGACTGGGGGCTTCCTGACGTAGCTGGATTTTAATGTTTAAATATCTATCCTTTTAATTCTTCTTCAACGTACTTCTTGGCCCAGATTACTTTTGCTTCTAAAAATGCCGGATACATAAACGGATGTGCATCTGTGCCGACTTTTTGAATTTTTTTAGCGACCGCAAACGCTGCATTTTCATCTCCGAGTTTTATTCTTGCCCAGTCCTTCAAATGTGCTGGACTGACCCGATGAGGTTTTGTTCCCCATTCGATTGCTGCGGAATGTCCGGCTTGAGAAACAATTTTATAATCAGAATATCCGATTTGCTTTGGGAAAAAATCTATTTTTTGTCTTAGTTCGTCTGTGACTCCAGACGGCGCGTGTTGAATCGCCAACGAATGAATTTTAATGACCGTCTTAAACAAAGCCCTTTCAAAAATGCTTTTTATCTTTTTCTCGGATAATGTTTGTTTGAATTCCATAATTATTCAGAACCTTTGAGACTTATATTTCTTACGACTCCTATGCTATAAACTCCGTCGTATTCTGATGTTATTTTTTCGATTCTCCATTCAATAGAGTTGGAATCAATTAAAACATCGCCCTCGATTATGTCCTGGTCCGCATCAAAGTAAATCTTCATATTTCCTACAACTGCCAGCCCCATCTCATTAATTCTCAAGTCTTTTGCTGTGATGTTTCCAAAAATAACCGTTTTGTCTTCGGACGCGGATGTTTGAGAAATAGTTCCGCCCATTCCGTCCTCGATTGTTGTGTATCTTTTTCTTGAGACAGTCACTCCTAATTTTCTAACAACCGTATTCTGAAAACTCGTTTTATTGCCAATCATTATGCATACCTCAGATTAATTACTTTGTCCGAGATGCCTGTTTCATCTTTTAGTCTTTTGATTTCTTTGGTTATCATATCAATTGCAGCTCTCAAATTTGTATAAGGCTCGCCTAAACTTTCGTTATATTCGCCTAAACTCCACGAACTTACGTCGTTGTATGACCCGCCCGTGATGTGTACGAAGATTCTTATTGCTACAAGATATTTGCATAATTGTTCGATTTCTGATGGGATAATTAGCTCACCGTACGTCCCGGCGATTTTTATGTCTCGGTAGTTGTATGGGGTATGAATAACTGGATAAGTGAATAATTTAATCTTTCCTTCTGGGAATACTTGATAATCATAACCCTCACTTTTCTCGTTCCATGTGTATTCTCCATCTACCGGGGCGATGCTTTGCCTAAATGAGACGGTTATCTCTGAAATGCTTTTATGATCTAATAATATGTTTTGTTTGACATTCATATATTTTGATGATTGGATTTCCTCGAATGTTTCGGTTCGACCGAATACTTTCTTTGTGATTTTTTCGAGGTTTTTTGAAATGTCATATATCCAGTCATAGATTGTGTTGTTATCGATTGAGTCCGGGAGTGTTGATTGAGTTAGTCCTGCTGACCTTAAAACATCTTTTGGGTCTGTATAAAGATATCTTAATTTGCCTTGAATTGCATCCGAATAGTCAGACACTTCGCTTGCATCATCATTTGTGAATCTGATTTTATAATAATTTGTCGATGTCCCAACCGAATCATAATAAGTAAAATCATCTACATCCAAAGTTTTAATTTTAGTATATTCTCCTTCCTCTGTGGCGGATTTATGAACTTCTGTTTTCGTCCATTCTGAGTCTGCTGGGGGTTCTTCCCACATTAATAGATTTCCCATGATATTTTATGTTTTTGAATTAATTAAATGTTTCGATTATCTTAATTTTCGGTTTTAGATTTTCGATTATCTTAATTTTCGGTTTTAGATTTTCGATTATCTTAATTTTCGGTTTGAATGTGTTTTCCATAAATATTCTTGCGTTGGCTTCTTTGTTGAAAGTTCCCAAAAATGTAATAAGTGCGTTTGCCGATTTGTCGAAAGTCTTTTGGAATAAAATTGCAGCGTTTCCTGTTTTGTTGAAAGATTGGCTTTTTAAGATTCTCGCGTTGGCAGTCTTGTCGAATGACTCTCTAAAAACAACTTTTGCATTTCCGTTTTTTGTGAAGTCGCTTTGAATTAAAATTCTGGCTTGACTATCTTTTGTGAATTCTATATCGTTAATGTGGATTCGTGCTTGGGCGGACTTGTCTATTTGGCTCTGTAATAATATTCTCGAGTTGGATGTTTTTGTGAAATCATTTTGAATGAGTATTCTCGAGTTTGCTAATTTGTCGAAAGTCTTTTGGAAGATAACTTTTGCATTTGCAGTTTTGTCAATTTGATTATTCTCTATTAAAATTCGTGCTTGGGCGGATTTGTCGAAAAACTTTGAAGTTCTAATATAAGCGTTTCCTGTTTTGTTGAATGAACTTTGAAGAAGTATTCTCGCTTGGGCTGATTTGGTCAGAGAATTCTCTATTAAAATTCTTGAGTTGGCTGACTTCGTGAATTCATTGTCAAGTATTTTAATTCTTGCCTGTGAATCTTTCGTGAATGCTTGAATGGCTTTAATTCTGGCTATGCTATCGTAGACTTGCTCTGTGTCGTTTATCTGGATTCGAGCTTGGGCAGATTTAGCAACTTCTGTATCGAGAATTTTTAATCTGGCTATTCCTGTTTTTTGAAAGTCGTAGGTCGCCGAAAAAGGATAAGAAGGCGGACTGCCTGCTCCATAAAGTTCTGTGACTTCTGTTGAGGTTAAAATTTTATTCCATATTCCAAACTCATCCATAGTTCCATTAACAAACTCTTGAGGTGCTCCTCTCCAATTTCTTGCTCCCAAAGTCATATTAACATTAAAATCTACAAAATTGTCAGGAGTATTTTGAAATCTATAAGTTATAGGTAAAGAACTTCCATCAAGATAAAACACTAAAGAATTATTAGGACCATCCATCGTAACAACTATATGATGCCATCCTCCGTCTCTAAAATTAACAACATTAGTAGTTCCGCCCTCTAACCAATTATTGTCTGCATCTGTTAAGGCAAAATGTATCTTTCCTATAGCAGCTAAACCATCGGAACCAATATTAAAATTAATTTCAACTCTTGTATCCGTACCTATAATGTTCGCCATTCCTATTGGGGTATCTCTATCAGTTGCAGTGGTTTTCACCCAAAAAGAAGTAGAAAATCCAGAATTTAAATTGGAACCAAAACTTCCCATAGTTCCAATTTGTATATTATCATCAGTCCCATCAAAACCTATCGCTGTGTTAATCTTTCCTGTCTGAGAATAAAGCGCACCGTTATAAGTTCCGTTGTTAGAACCGTGTGCATCCAAAATCGTTCCTGAACTTTCATCTAACTTATAGTAACTAACTAAATTATCTATCAGAGCCATTATTCAGATTCCAATGTGAAGCCTTCGTCTGTAACTAAAACATATCTTTTGATGTTTTCTCCGTCTACTTGTGCCTGCCAGCCTATTCCGTAGGCGATTGACTTTGTGGAAACAAGTCCAGCCATTCGATAAGATACGGCTTTTCTGTGGAAATTAATCCAGCGAAGGTTCGTGATGTTTAATTTTGCCTTCGTCTCGCCGAGTTTTAAGTCGACAATGTTTCCATCAATCTGAATATCTCCGTTCTCTAAATCAACATTAACATTTTTCCCTTTTGATTTAACGTTAAAAGATTTTAGGTCTTCGGTTTTTTTAGAAATAAGATTTTTATTAAATTCGACAACTCCTATCGGGATATTGTTTTCAATTTCAAAGAGTTTTTCTTCGCCGTTTTCGAGATATTTTATTTGTCGCATTTTTCATTGTATTGAAATTTTATAATTATTAACTAACTTAATTTTTACAAGTAGAACTTCTTTAAATACTTTTCCCAGAAGTCAATATTTCTATTTTGTGAATGTCTCCATCGATTTGTCTGTCTTCGTTTATTAATACCAATAGAATTTTTAACAATTTGAAACATTTGATTATAGCTTCTTTTCTTTCTGTGGCCTGGATAAGTGCTTTTTACATACTCAATTGATTTTATTAATTTTTCGCAGTTTTCTTTTTTTATGTGTAGATATGGCAGAATTATCTTACAGAAATCTATAACGTTGTTTGTCCCGACGACTTGCCATGAGCAGATTCCGTGCTCTTTTCCCTTATTGGAAAAATAGATTTTTCCTATATTTAATGTTTCTTTTATTGATTCATAGAATTTTGTATCTTTCTCGGCTCCTGCAACTCTAACTTGTGGATTAATATTTATTTGTCCATTTGGTCTTTTGTTTAAAGAACAGGTGAAACAACCATCTCCATCAATCAATCCAGCTAACCAACTTAAATAAATATCATTCATAAAATAAACAGGATATCGGGCTTTTTAAAACTTATCATATGACTATGATTCATCATATTGAATCGTTATTGTTTGGCTTCCAATATCCCCAGGAGTTACGACCGTGCTTGGAACATCTAATTGAACCACTAAGAAGTCTGTTTTGTCGCCGTCATTAGCGATTCCGCCTGCAGGTGTGATATCTATTGCTGTGCCTTCTGTTGTTGGCATTGCAGTTGTTGCTACGGCTGAGTCTGTGGTTACTGGGGTCACTCCTGTGTCAGTTTCTCCAACAAATAGAGCCAAAGCCGCGTCAGATAAAGTTCCTGCTGATTTCCAGGCCAATACGTTTGTGATTGCATTAAAAACTCCTGTGAATTTGACCTTCATCCATCTTTCATAAGAATAAACTGTCCCTGCTTCTGGGACCGTGATTGGGTTTGTTTGATAATCTGTTCCTGTAGAATCATAAGCATCTGTTGACATTAAATTCCAGTTAGTTGCATCTCCGACTGGGGCTTCTGTTCCTGCATCTGTGCTGGTATATATTTTTAATTCGTGTCCTGCTGCCATTTTGTATTTGCCGGATTACCGGTGTTTGAGTATCCGCTCCCGGTGAAAAATTTTAAAAAATAAAAATTAAAGTTTGGGCTTTTCTAACCCTATGAAGCTGGAGTGACAACCGTTGCTACGTTATAGGAAATCGCGATTGCTACAGTATGTCTCGCTTGGAAGCCGATATCTTCAATTAGTAATAACTGAATTCTATCGAATCTTGGATCATCCCACTTTTTAATCTTAAGTGTTCTGTCCATGTTCTCTGGCACACCAATAAAAACTTCGTCTGCATTAAACATAATGCATTCTGTTCTATCATCAGTTACGCCGTCGTAGACACCGCTTGCGTTCAAGTCCTCTCTCACGAAGTTTGATTCTATGAATTGAACTCCGAAGATTGGCGGGATTTCTCCCTTGAAAATTGTCGCATCTGCTTGGTATTTCTCCCAAGTCTGGATTTGACTAATATTTCGTCTTACCTGGTCCGCTACTGCTGTGCTTCCAATCATTACACATCGATTCTTTCTTCCTTGCGCATATCGTCCTAACGACTTAAGCAACTTAGACACGATATTCTCATCGAATTCCGCATTGCTTGCATCAACACCGGTTGCACTTGAGAGTTTTCTCAAACCCTTAAATGCCTTTCGAACATCGTTAGCATCAGTAGTATCACTATCTTGATGTGTTTCCGAATCATCACCGTTGATGATCGCATTGATTTCAGCTTCCATAACAGAGTTAATCATATCTTCTTTCAAGATAGTCTCAATCTGCTTGCTCGCATTATAAGCCAGGTATTTGTTGTCAACCATCAAGTTAATACTCAATGTCTTCAACTCAATTTCTCTGTCAGTAGTCGAATCAGCAGTTGATTGAACTGGCAACTGAGTCGCTGGGTCTGTCGTAGCAATAGATGCTCCGATATAACTCGCCGACCATTTGCTCTGGAACGCAGGTATCTTCATTTTCAAAGATGTCATTGTCAAGGTAGGGATTACCTGCCTATGCCAAGAACGCTCAAAGATTTCACGAATTATATCCGCAGACCATTTCGTCGGAATAAATTCCGTACCGCTGTTAGCTGTGTCGTAGGTCAATGCTTTTTGAAAGAAGTTATCATCTGCAGAGTCAGCATCAGCTAATACATTCAAGCTTTTGTAGTACTCTTTTCCGATTATTGCTTTTTTCAACATTTTTTTGACCTTTCGTATTTAGTTTTTCAACCAAGATAAAAACGGAGTTCCGTCTTTTTTATCGGATGAATTAGAATTTGGAACTGGATCCTCATTTGGCTTAATTGATTTTCTAACTGCCGGCTTATCCTTGTTAGCTGCCTTTGTAAATTCTGCAAGCTTAGATTCTAACTTTGTATTTTTCTCTTTTTCTTCTTTGAATGCTTTTTCGTAATCTGTGTTATCTTTCGTATCATCAGTGTCTTCCTTGTCAGAGTCATCTTTGTCCGTATCATCATTGGAATCATCATCGCCGTCTTCTTCGTCTTTCTTGTCATCGTCTTCTGAGTCTCCGGAATCATTATCCTCATCAGAATTGTCCTTGGAATCATCTGCATTATCATCTACATCATCAGAATTATCTTCCTTGTCATCTTTATCAGAATCATCATCGCCGTCTGCGGATTTCTTAATTTTCTTTTTCTTCCCACCGATTAAATCTTGGTTAGCAGATTCGCCTGCTTCTTTCTTCTGGGCATCCATAACTAATTTAAGAGCATCTTCTTCGGATTTGCCGTCGGAGATAGCCTTGTCATAAACCTTTTTTTCAGAATCTGTCATGTCCTTTTTATCAACCATTGATTTATCATAGTTATTATTGTTTTTAAAGTTTTCTCCGTCTGCGGATTTTTCAACTTTTCTCTTAATCACCGAACAGTAGGCTTCTGGGTTTGATTTATCGCTATTTTTGGCGACACAATCTGCAAAATTTTTATATCCAGCGAATGGCTTTTGATAATCTTTCCCTTCTTTACCCTCTGTTAAATCTGGGACTTTCTTTCCTTTTTGAAATAATTTAGGCTCCCCAAATTTTTCGACATATTTTTTTCTTGCTTTTTGGAATGCTCCCATGAGTAAACTTCCACCATTTATTGGAATACTTGTCAGACTTACTTCGCTTGCTGTGGCTTTTTTTGCGACGGTGATTGTCATGTCATATTCTTCGTCGTAGTAGGATTCAACTTCAAGAAAACTTCCGCCCATCGATAACCCATCGAGTGAGCCGTTCAGAATTGAGTTCCAGGCCTCATATGCCCTCTGATGTTCTTCGTTTACTTTGGCTAAAATTAAAAGTCCTCTCGAATCGACAGCCGTTGCGATAATCTGACCGATTGCGATATCATCATAATTATGGAATAAAAATATTTTATTATATGGAGCTTCTGTTAGGCCTGGAGCCAATTCTTCAAGTGTTGCGATTGGAAATAAGTCCCCTTGCATGTCGACTTGTTCAACATTCGCGTAACCCCAAAAATATTTCCCTGATTCAAGATTTAGATTTTTAAATTGCTCTGGCATTTCGATATATCCCGGACTCTGAGTGTTTAAACTCGAATCTGATTGGGTTTCTGTTACCTCGAAACTTTTTCTTAATTTAAGAGGTAAGTTAAATTTACATTCGCCTTCTTTCAATAAAAGTGTATTCATACAAAATTAATGATTTTGGTTTATTTAAAGTTTTCCAATTATTCGAGTACGTAGGTGATGATGTCTCTGTCGTTAGGATGTAGCGGAGGGGATAGTCCGGAGATAATCTTGCCGTCGACGATTACTTTAAATTCTTTCTTTAAATCGATTGCCTGGTCTTCTGTGCCGTATTTTTTATTTAGAACTCTTGAGATTTTACTCGTTCGTTTGTCATCAACCATCAATAAATACTTTTTAGATTTGATTTTTGATTCCATCATTGCGTTTAGGCTCCCCATATTGTTTGCTCGACTCATTTCTGTCCGGACTAATGTTGCGGTGTGATTAAGCGCGGTTTCCCGGACTTTATCTAAAGCCTGCCTGATTGTTACGGCTGATTGATTGTTAATTAATCCGACTTCTAAAATTTGTTTAATCTGTGCTATCTCTCTTTGGGATTTTGTTTTGACTAAATCCATGTTGTAAGTTTTCAGGAATTTTATTTCTTCTTTGTTTGGCTGGAATGTTTCGCCGAGTTGCTTGGACACTTTTTTTCCAGTCGTTAGATATTGATTTTTTGTGAATGTTGCGAATGCTCCTGCGATTCCTGAACTCTCAAATATTTTTTCAAGGCTACCTATTAACTTGTCTGAGTCTGTGGCCTTTTTAAATTTCCCTTCTTTGACAAATAAACTAACCTGTCTTTTTGTCTTACTGAATAATTTTTTATACAATTCCTTGAATGGTTTTGTGGCTTTTTCTTCGGCTTTTTCTGATAGAGCTGGAGATTTTAGTTTTTTTTTTGTTTTAGGAGATTTAACTGACTTCTTTATTTCTTTGTCTGCTTCTTTGGTTCCTGTAGCTGGTTCTTCCACTTCTCCGAATTGGTTTGAGCCGTCAGCCCAGATTTGGTCTGCTTCTGGGAATTCGTTTGTGTCTAACTCTGGATATCCGATTTGCTTTCTTGCTTCGTTTAATGTGACCAGTCCTTTCATTTTGTTAACGATGTTTAATTCTCTTTCCTCGTCTCGCTTGCTCGATTTAACTGCTCTGAATTTTATTTTATCAAATCCTAATTTTGGCAGAAGTTCTGTGTTGATTTTGTAAGCGAAGGCGTTCTGTTTTGCGATAACTCTCCGGTCATACGATTCGACTTGCTCTTGGGAGTTTGCTTTATTTGACCCTTCTGGGATACATAACATAATTGGCGGAACTCCCAACCCGATTAAAATTTCTGTTCTTGCTTCGACGTAGCCCCTCATAAAGTCGACATCTTTTTGGTCTAAGAAATTTTTATATTCTATCTTCTCGCCCCTCAAGAATAAATCTTTGTTTGGATCGTTCTTTCCTTCAATAATTAAATCTACATTATCGTCGTATATCTCTTTTGACATATCTCCGGGAAACATCCAGACACCCCTTGGCTTGTGATTTTTAAATATTGAGCTATTATATTTATCGATAAATTTTCTTATTGCCGACGAAAAGAGAACCGTTGAGACCAGACTCATTCCGTAGTCTCTGTCTCCAAATGCATTAAACCGATAGTGAATTATTGTTTTTGGTTTTAGCTTTGCGACTTCCTTGCCTTGTAAAGTTTGAGAATAATAATCTATTCCGCCAGTCTTTTTGTTTTTTATTTTGATTGATGGTGTTTCTAAAATAAACGAATCAAAGACAATGTCCGAATCTTCGATGTATGGCTGCACTTCTTGGTATGAATCGTCATAAACTCCCAAGCATAGTTGGATATTTCTCCACTTCTCGATAAAATTGTCTCGATGAAATATCTTTTCTGCCCTTTCTCTTTGGGCTTCTGCTTCGTCGGTATCTTCGTCCAACTCAAAATAATAACCAGTGCAGATATTGTCGACGTCAGTTTGTAATGCAGACCTGATTAATGGCTCACTCATAAAATAATCTCTTAAAATGGTTTGGTTGATTTTTTTATCTGATTGTTTAGAGGAGTCAGAACGCTTGCCTGATTTTGTGACTTCTGGCGAGTCTGTCGATACAAAGTTTTTCCTAAATACTGCGAATGCTTTTTTGAATAAGTTTGCCATGATATTTGATGATTTTGATGATTAAATACTTTGTGGATGTTAGGATTTTTTATTTTTTATCCTTGAACACGGTTTGCTGCACGTTTTGGAGTTCCTTGGTCTTATTCCGACAGGTCTTCTTCCTCGTCTTTTGTTTCTCGGCACATAGTAAACACGACCACAAATTTCACAGAATTTTTCTTCATAGATTCTCTTTAGTTTTTCTGGGTCTGATATCATCCTGACCTCGCGCTGAATCCTGATTTATTTAATTCAAATTGCATTCTAATCATCAGAGCATCCGAATAGTCCGGACTTCTCCCTAACACTTTTTTGATTTCGTCCTTTGATAAAATGTCCTGGACCATGTCGTTGTCTGGGTCTTTTGATTTTAATTGCTGCAAGTCTTCGATTAGTCCTTCTTTGATTGATGGCTTTATTTCTGGGTTAACTGAAATTCTTCCGAGGTTGATGTAATCTGCTAATCTGTAATAACATTGGGATTTTAGGTTTCGGTAGTTCTGAAGCTTTTTCTTTTTTTCTTCTTCGGTTCTGATTGGGCTTGAATTATTAACAAAGCCTTGTATTCCGGGATAGAAGTCCTTGACTCCGCCACCGACTCCATCTTCGTCGACGATTATGTTGCTTGCAGGGATTTTGTGCTTTGACGCTAACCGATAAAGCTCATCCCTAATGTCCTTCATGCTGGTTTTTGGGTATTCCCACGCTGAATCTAAATGAAAGCCTTGCCATAAATAAATAACAGTTTTGTCTTCTCCAAATCTTGCTGGGTCAGATGTTAGATATTTTGCCCTACTGATTCTTGGGGCGTTCGTGAACATATCGTCTATTTTATCCATATCAATTAAAATGGCTGGGTCGTCTTCGTATTCCCAATCTCCGAACATAAGCCTGGCTTTTTTTGCTTTATCTTTTATGGTTGCAAGTTGTTCTCCATAATCTTCGGCCGTGTAAGGATTATCTAAATAAAGAGATTGAATAAAAACCGAGCCTTCTTCGAGTCTGTTCTCTTTCCATGGTTTATAAAATCCATAATATGCCCAGTGCCTTTTTGGGTTGCAGGTCATTAGTATTTTTGGAAAGATTTTATACTCTTTGTTCATGTGTCTGTTAATCCTTGATTTTAATGTGTCGTATGCTTCGAATTGAATTTCCCCTATTTCCTCTAACCATCCGCCGGTATATTCAGACGACCCAAATCTTTCGAATAATGGGTCAGATGGCAGATAATTCACATCTAATAAATCGATTCTGGATCCGTTATTAAATTCGATATAATTATATTGTCCGTTTAGTCTCCAGTCCTTGACTTCGTGGTCTCTGCAAAATTTTAGAAATGTTATATAAGTTGTTGTCATTAATCTCTTTAATTCTTTTCTGCCGATAAACCATTTTGTCCCGGGGTAAGCCAGACACATTGAAACGAGCCATGCCACTCCAAGATAAGACTTTCCGCCACCGGCTCCGCCGCCAAATAATAAATACCTTGTGACATCATCTAATAAATATTTGAAAGCTGTGCTTTGTCTGGGGGTTGCGTTAAATGGTTTCATCTGTATCCGTTAAAGGTTTTAGTTGGGTATCTTTTTCTTTTTTTGATTCCATGCACTTTGTCATGACAGGACCGACACAATACTTCAATGTTTTCTTCTGTGTCCTGGCCGCCCTCACTTATTGGTTTTTTGTGATGGATTGTTAATTTCTTTTTTGTCCGGCAATTCGGGTTCTGGCACCTTTTTCTTTCCCTCTTGATTCTTTCGTGCAAGTAATTTATCTCTCTCCTCTTTTTCTTTTTCATATTTTGGGTCACTCATTAAATTCACAACGATGCCTTGGGGATTTTTGATTTCTCCGGAATGTTCGTTGATGTGTTTTTGAGTTTCAAGATATCCTCTATCTTTGCCCTTTGTTTTCAAAAAGAATATAATTGCCTTAGTGTCGCTTGAATAGGCCTGTTTTTTTAATAAGTATTCGAATTCATCTTTCATATATTCTGCGTTGTCACGAAACGCTCGCTTATACTCTGGGTCTTTGTGCATCCACAACTCATGAGTTCTTTGGGAGATATCTGCCTGCTTGCATGCGTTTCCTATATGCCCCAGCGTGTCCCCTATGGCTGACAGGACGTTTTTCTTCTTAAGTCTGGTCTTTGTGTCACCTTGTAGCTTATAATCGCTGTAACCCTCTATTTTGGCTTTTTTATGGTGTTTGGGCTTTTTCTTGCCTTGCTTATACGAAATGCAACGAATATTTGACATATTTCTGTTCTCCAGTAGAAGTGTAGGGGTGTCTTTAGTTTCTTGTTTCATTTTGAATTATCAGTCTTTTAATTAATCCTTCATTGCAGCCATTGTCTGAATAAATGTCCAGTTCTTCTTCTAACACGTTAAGCCAAATACACTTATATGCTTCAATGTTTGTGGTTTCGTCATACATTGGGCAATTATGATTGAAGGTTCTGTCTTTTTGAAATTGATTGTAACAATTCATGCAATCGTATTGACCTGTCATTTTCTTGCGTGTATTCTGAAGAATTTTAGTTCTTCTCTGATTACTTTTGAGTTTCCGAATCTTTTGTTTATTTCTTTGATGCCGGTTGTTCCTTTTCGGATGTTAATAATCAATGTTCCGCCCATTTTTAGTTTGTTATATATTTGGTCAAGGTATGTTTCAATTGGATAATGAAACCCGCAGGAGATTAGGCTGATAATTAAGTCGAATTCTTCTTTGAATAAAATTTTGTTATCTTCTGCTTCTTGTGTGAATATATTGTTTTCTTGGATGCCGTTTGCGATTAGATTTTGTTTTGCTATTTCTAATGAGTTGTAGAATGATGTTTTATCTTTGTAACCGTAATAAATATTTTTGTCTGTTTGGGTTTTGTCGATTAAATATATTTTATTGTTGTTACTTAATAGGCATTCGACTCCGGCGATTCCGCAACCTATATCTAATATCTTGCTTTTGTCTGTTATACAATCTTTTATGTTTTTTAAATCGGTTTCGTATGACAGAATGATTTGTTTTTCGGTCTGGCTTGTTCTTTGGAGTTTTGCTAATGCGAGGGCTTCTGGGATTATTTTCATTTTGCTTTCACCTTATGTCTTTTTCACTGCGGTTTTTTGTGCCAGTGAATTATTATTGTGAAGAACCTGGTCCGGATTACTATTGCGTTTCCGTGGCCATACCCTTTTGATATTTTCATTTGAATTTCGGCATCCGTCTGTCGTAGATTTCTGCGAATAATTTAATTAGGTTTTCTCTTGGCATTGTTGAGATTAAAAGTTCTATTGTTTTTCGCATCAGTGTCGCTTGGTTTGACATGTTTGCGATAATCTCATACGCTTTTGTGAGTTTTGGATCTTCTTTCATTGTTTTACTTCCTCATAAGTTTTTTCGAATATATCTGGCTTGCAAGGATAGAGTTCTCCTGCGATCCCCTTAATTATCCAATCTCCTGGACAAACTATATGCCCACCTTCAAGTGTGTCAATCCATCCATGGTTATGCATAATCTGTCCGCAATGTTCACAAGTCTTTTTCCCGGAAATTTCTGGATGCCTAAAATATCCAACCTCTAAACTGTAGTTCCCTCTAATCATATCTTTCTCAACTTTAAACCATCGTTCGGCTTCAATTATTATTGGTTTTTTCTTAAATTTTTTCATTTTCTTATTTGGAGTTCTTCTCCTTTTTCTGTTTTAGCTTTTTTGCCAGTTAGATTCTCCCAGCGTTCGATAATGTGAGAGCAGAAGTCTTGGCTACATTCTATTGCGAAGCATTTCCTTTTTTTATTTTCGCATGCGATTAGTGTGCTTCCGCTTCCGGCGAATGGTTCAAGGACATTTTCTCCGATTCTG